CGTCGTCTGGTTTTATACATAGTGCCTCGCCGTTATTGTAGGCGGTCGGAGTTAGCACAATACTCGCAAGGTCTAGTAAGTTACTCATATTATTGTATTTTTTCTATTTTATCTAAAATTGCTGTGGTACAGGTTTGGTTTTCGTAATATGTTGCTCTCGCTTGTAAAGTTGCGAGTAAATTCGGTATACCACTACCGAATAACATCATCATAACTCTGCGCCTACTCATTATAGCGTAGAATCAAAGTAAGAATCCAAAGCCGTTTTTAAAGCTGCGAAACTTGCGTATGCCGTTCCTGCCTCGTCTTGTAAATCCGAGTAAATTGTCTTATCTAAAACGGCTACGTTATTAGTTGTTTTAATGATAATAAAATCCCCTTGCTTTTGCCTTTGGATTTCACAATACGCAGGGTAGCGGTATTCGATTCCGTTGTTTAAAACTAGCTCTTTTGTTACTGTATCGACGTAAATTTTCATTTTTTATATATTTATTAAGTTGTTACTGATATTGTCCACCCTTTAGCCTCTAGGCTTGCTTTTGCTGCTAGTCCTACAGAGCTAGGAGCTTGCCCTCCCGTTTGGTCAAAAGTTCCGTTAATCTGTCCTGCGACGTCTAGGCTCTGTAGTATGTTATCTATTGATTGTGTATTCAATCCTGTATTTCTAAAAGCCTGCGTGAAATTTGTTGCTGTGCAATTATCAAAAGCGTTAGACGGGAAAGTCTTTAGTAAAAGACAACCTTGCCACGTTGAAACAAAAGACGTACCGCTACTAAAATCTAACAAAGGAAACTCCGTTAAAACTACGCAATCTTGCCACGTTCTATCGAAATCCTCGCCTTTGCCCGTATCTATCAAAGGGAAACTTGTTAAACCCTCGCACCCATCATAGGTGTTATTAAAATCTGTTACATTTGAAAAATTACCTCCGTCTGTTGCGCTTATAGTTAAATTTGTGCAACCGCTAAAAGCGTCCTCTTGACTCGTAGAGCCAAGCCCATATATTCCAAAATTAGATAACTCCGTTATTTTAACGCTATCCGCATTACCTGTAAAATCAAACGCAGGAAATACACCCGAAATACTTACTTTGTGAATACCAGAGCCAGTCGGGAACGTGATTAAATGGTCTCCCGTTAATCCTGTAGCGCTATATCCCTCGTCTGTAGTTACATCATATAGGAAAGTTCCTGCGCCCGTTGTTATATTAAAAAAGTCTGAGGTCGCTATAATATCGGTATTCACGTTAAACTCTAAAAAGTTAACGCTTTCGCTGTTAAATATAGTGAAATCTGTTGCAAAGTTGCTTAAAAAATACGCTTGGTTATCCTCTCTAGCTTTTAGGGTTACTGTAGAGCCATTCATGGCGCTTTTTTCGCCTCCCGTTCCTGCGCTTATTGTAACCTCTCCGCCATTCCATAGTCCTATAATTCTATAGTTACCGTTACGGTCTAAAATGATAGCACAATAGTCTTGCCTCATTAACTTGTAGACGTTTAAATCTACAAAACTACGAGGTATTGTAAAACTCAAGTCTTGCGACCACTCTACACCGCCACTTGTTACGCTTGCGTTTTCTGAGTAGCTAATATTTACAGCCTCGTATTCATATATCGTAGTTTGTGGAAACTGCGTAATATTTTGAGCGTTAGGATTTGAGAGCTTAGAGAAACCACCAAACAAAACATCGCTAACCCCATACTTTACGTAAGGGAATAGATACAGCTTATCTATGCCACCTTGAAAGTCTTTACAAGACTCTGTATATCCTCTTTGTATTGTACAAATTGCCATATATTACTAGTATGAGATTATATCGTCTGGACTCTGTGGGTACGGATTTTCTATTCTATTAGACGGATTACCAAAATACCAACCGCTACGATTTGATACGTGTTTCGATGCGTCTACGCCGTCCTGTGTTGTCTTGTATTCGTCTAAATGGTTTAATATTATCCAATCCTCAAACCTATCTATAAAGGTATCTGCCATTCCTGCGTAAGTATTTGACAATCTAGTCAACTCCTCCGCACTCATTAACTGAGCGTTATCTGAGGTATGCGAAACCGATCCGCCATTTGCCACCATATAGTTACTAATTAGCACGAAATTTGCTACCGTTTGATATTTCGTTATCGGTTGCACATATTTAGTATATAATTCAAGGTATAATCCTGTCAAATTACCTGCATCTGCGCCTGCTAGTATTACGTCGTAAAGTTCCTGCCCTAATAACGGGAGTATTGTAGTGTTTTGTACGTCTGAAATCACAAACACAAACTTGTCGTCGTCCACATTACCGCCTACTACGGTAGATTGTTTAATCTCTGTCGGGGATATAAATAAAAATTGTGCCATATCTTATGCGTTATGAGGTTTAATAGATACTATATTCTCATTTGTAGGTACTTTGTATCCCTTTCTACGTGCCTCTGAGGTACTAATAGTTTTAGCTAGAGGCGAGTTAACGTCTAAACTACTACCTTTCTTTAGGTATATCTCTCTTTGCCATTTGTGGCGACAAGTTCCCTGCGGAAAGTTATCCGACATTTTACCTCCGCCTTTATATAACCAGATACTATAGTTATTTGTACCGCCTAGTCCAAAGCCGTCGTTTATTCCTGCCTTATTCATTTGCAAAATATCCTCTTTGCGATATAGTTTATTCGCTTGCATCATTTTTTTGCAAAATGCTCTCTGTGGATTAGGGTTTCCTACGTATCTGTAGCGTATAGCTATCTCTTTGCTATCCTGCGCACTCTTTGAGTTAGGTCTAGCCGTTCCTGTAGACGTTGCAAACTCTACCAAATCGTACAAATCGCCGTCTGTATCGTAATCTACGTCCGCACTACTTAGCATCGTCCACTCTGAGGCGTCTAGGGTTTCGCCTAACTCTATTAAAGAGTCGGCTAGTTCAGTAGGCGCTCCGTCGCTCATACATACGTGAGAGCTTAGCTCTGCGGTTTCCTCTTTAACCTCTATTTTCTCCTCTGTTAAAGGTGCAAAGTATAAATCTAGGTTAATCCCGTAATGTACTAAAACCTCCTCTAGAGCCTCGATAACAAAGTCTTGTTTTGGCTTTATTACTCGCTTAATAGTTTGGCGCTCGCTCATATCCATCTCGTCGGCTACAGAGCTAAAACCACTCGCAGACGATAAGCCTACAAGACTTGGACTAATTACTCTGTGCGCAGTCATTAACTGCGTTTTAGCTTGCTCTGTAAGTTCGCTCCATTGTTTATGTACGCTACTATTAACAGGAAACGGCGTTACGTCTATTGCTACCTCTTGGTCGTTAAAACTGATAATAAAATTCGACGCGTTGCTTGAGCTTGTAAGTTTCTTTTTAACCTGTCTCTCAAACTCTTCCTTTTCCTCTGGAGTGTAATTAGTTCCGTTAGGTATATTGATAATATAGCCTGCGCTTAATCCGTTTTTAATAGACGAGATATACATATTCGATAGCTCCTCTTCGATTTCAGCAAATACAAGCCCAGAGCTATAGTCTGGACTACCAAAGTACTCGTTTCCAACGGTGTAAGGTCTAGCTACAAACATCGAGTTACCTTTTTGCGCTCCAAACGCAGGGAATGAAATAGGCGTGTAATCTATATCCGTATATTTCTGCCAATTTCTAGAAAACCAATACTTCTCTATTTCGTTTTTTTCGTTTGCAATCGCAGGAATTAACATCTCTTTAGGTACGTGAGTTAAAGAATGTAAATCTCCGCCCTTGCTTTCGATTATTTCAAAAGAAAACTCGCCGAAAACTTGAAAGTCTCGCACCATTTTACGCAATTCTCTAGGTCTTAATATCGTTTGCAGTCTACCCCAACCCTCTGCGCCTAAAGCTCCGCTCGATGTACGTAGTCCTTTACCATATATTAGGGTAGTATAGGACTCGTTTATACTCGCATTTGTAGGAGAGCCGTTATTCCTGTCTATAATATAGTTATAGTACTGGTTTAATCTGCCGTTCATAACCCAATCCCTAGACTTGTCCTCCATTAATGGCGGTCTAACGTAGTTCGTGAGTGTTATTAATTTTATCTCGCTCATAATATTACCATCTGTATAGGTTATCCGTTAGCTTATAGGTTTGTGAGTTCTGAGTAGTTGCTAAAACCAGACCTCTGTAAACTATCTCGTTAGTTACTGAGTCGGTTAATTTTAACTGATAGCTACTTTCATTTGTAAACGTATAGTCAAACGTTAAAGATAGCTTATAATCGCCTCCCGTTGTATAGTTGGGGTTTAAATCTGTAGACGTTCCTAAAGTACTATCCGTAACTGTAAGCGTCAATACATTAGACGTTGAAAATCTAGGTACTAGCTTTATAGTGTGAGTCGTTAATCTAGGGTTTACTATCATAAAACAAACTTGTATATAATTAAAACAAAAAATAGTTTGTTTTGTTATTATTTAAGCAAAAAAAAGCCTCACAAATTAATGCAAGGCTCTTTGAGAGAATAAAACTAAATTAAGATACTACCGCTAAAAACGAGGTTTGTGTAGCCGAATCTAGGAAAGGCGCCAAATCTTTAGTTGTCGCGATTCCTGTTAAAACATATTGATTTCCGTCGGTTTTAGCTCCCCCTGTCGATGCTACGACTGTAAAGTCGATCCCGTCGTCAAGTCCTAAAGCTATATAGTTGCCGTTTCTGTCCACTACTACAGCCGACGGATACCCTGCCACTAATAGATTAAACTCTGCATTTGTTGCAGCGTCCATAGCTTTTAAAACGGTTGTAAGCGTTTGAGTATTTACTCTGCTGCTAGTATTTCTGTCTCCTACCATAGACTGCTCTAGTGTATTGCCGTCTCCCTCTAAAGGATAAGCAAACGCCGCAGTTAATAGTACATTCATTGCCGTAGCCTCTCCGTTTGAAACGGTAAAAGCATCTGGTAAGCTGTCAAAGAGGTATAGTGTAGACTGACCGCCAAGCCCGTCTTTACACACTTTAGCTCTTCCGCTTGTTAATAAACACGCCATAAGTTGTTGATTTTTAGATAGTTAACCAATTAGTTAACTGTTATATAATGTTTTAAAAAAAGGGGGTTTTTACACCCCCCTAGTATTTAGGCTGTTGTTGTAAGTAACCAAACTATTTCAGCTCCGTAAGAATATCCTACAGCGCCACCGAATACAGACTTGTATAAAACGTTTCCGCTCAAATCTACTTCGTCAAGGTCTTTCACTCTAATAGATGTCGCGTCTGACGCTAACCCTGTACCCATAGTGATATTAGACTTCTCGAATAAAACGATAGTGTTATCTGGTAATCCGTTTACAACTTGTACTGTGTAACGTCCGTAAACTAATCCTGTGTTAGCGTCTCCACCTAATCCGTTAGCTGCTCCGTTTTGGATAAGTAACTTTGTGTAAGCATCTGCAACGTCTGGAGATACGATAAAGTTTACTGACTTACGTCTTAGTGCGTAAGGTAAAGCTCCTGTTGCTGCGTCGAATGCTGCTAGTACGTTAGTCGTAGAGATAGCCGCTCCGATTGCTGTAATCCCGTTGTTTGCTTTTATAACGTCTCCGTCTGCTGCAAACTGCGTGATTAATCCGCTCATTTGTCCTGCTGCTCCCGATCCGTTCCAGATTTGGTTTTCAAACCACTCAGCCAATTTTCCTGCTGTATCTGCTACGATAGCGTCTGCAATCTCTTGAGGCGTTTGGTCGTTGAAAGCCGACGCACCCATAGACTCGCCGCTCCACGTTGGGCGAAAATCCTCTTTACAGATTGTAAATTCATTTTTAAACTTTGAAAGTGTTAGTACTTTCTCAGAGTAAGCTACAGCGTCAGTCGCTGCGGTAGTACCACAAGCGTAGTCTACTACTCCTAGAGTAACGTCTAAGTTTCTCAAGTTTAGTTTGTACCCTACGTCTGGTACAACGTTAATTAGTCCAAGTCTAAGAGTATCCTCTTCCTTGATAGCTTGCAACATAATATCTACTGCTGCCTGCCCTGCGTAATTTGATGTAATTGCCATTTCTTTATCTATTTTAAATTAATTAATTTACTTGTTTTGATTTGCTAGTTTAATAGCCTCAAGGATTCGCCCTTGCTTTGTTAATTTTACTTGCTTTGGTTGTGAGCTTACAGGCTCTACAGACGGCTGCGCCGAAAGTGTTACTACCTGCTCTTTTAACTCTACGTTTTCAGACGTTAAAGTTTCTAGTTTAGCATCTAAAGCGCTCATTTTAATCTCCATACTCTCAGCGTAAGCCTTAAACATATCGTCTAAAATCTCTTTTATTACTTTCATAGACTCCTCGTCTGCGTTTACTTCCTCGATTACTTCCTCTTCAAGCTCTGCGTCTACTACTTCCTCAGCCTCTGGAGCTACTTCCTCCTCAGCCTCAGCCTCAGACATAGACTCTACTAGTCCGTCTTTTACAACGATTTCGCCGCCCTCGTCTATTTTGTACGTTCCGTCGGCTAGAGATACTTTCTCGCTTTCGTCTGCAATTAAAAATACAGCCGTACCAACCTCTAAAGTTTCGCCGTCGAATTGGATATCTAGCTCGCCAGATTTTACACTTCCTAGAGTTACCTCTACCTCTTGCTCTGCCCCAGATACTATCTGTTTTAGCAATGCTAGAATATTTTTGTTATTCTTACTCATTTCTATATTTGATTTTAAAGTTACTTCCTCAAGCTCTACCATTCCGTCAATAGAGAATCCTTTTAATTCGCCCGTTTTAATATAGTTATTCCAAATGTCGTCGTTGTCTACTTTCATAGAAACAAGCCAAGAGCCTTTAGGATATTCTAAGCCAAACGCTGCGGACTTATCTACTTTGGGATTTTCGACTAGCCACGACTCTACAAACGTAACGCCCTCTATAGGCTCGTCGTGTTCTAGTTTAGAGTTTAATTGAAATCCAGACTGAAAAAAGTTCTGAGAAAAATCTTTTATAGTTTCAGCGCTAAAAAACATTTCAAACTCGTTGCCGTCATCGTCTACTCTGTAGATTAATTGGTCGGGCTGTAAAACTAAGCCCATTAAAATACGTTGCTCTTCGTCTACTTTCGCAAACTTTACAATCTTCTCTTGTTTAGCCATTGCGATAAACGTTTCCTCTGTCGCAGGCGCGTTTACCAAACTAATAGCGAAGACTCCTTTGCTCTTTTTATTGTATTTGCCCTCGTATCTCTTCATAGTTTTATACTATTATAACAATAAATTGTTGTTTTTGTTATTTTTATTTCTAAAATCCGCTTCCCTCTACTATGTTACGGTCTGCGCTTTGAGCTGTGGTAACGTCGCCACTCACAACAAATGCCTTGACGGCGTTCTCTTGCCCTTGTATGCTTTGCTGTATTGCGTTACTTTCGCTACCCTCTACAAGATTAAACGCTGGAGCGGTTGCGCCACCTGCTGCTCCTCCCTCTGCTCCGCCTGCGCTTGGCGCTCCGCCTTTACCTAAAGCGGATAGTCCTTTTGCTGTAGCTGCTATATTTGCAGCTATACCAATTCCTGCGGCAATGTTGTTTTGTAAAACGAGCGCAGTAGCCGCCGCAACAGATGCACCTCCACTCGGTATAGCAAGAGCCGCTCCCTGCGCTGTCGTGGCTACATTTGACGCTTGAGTGTTTACTATTGTTTTTGCTATATTTACGGCAGACTCTCCAATTAATGCAGCGGCTTGTAAACCTTTAGACTCTTCTCCTAAAGATGCTAGTAATCTAATACCTCCGCTTATATTATCTAAAGTAGAATTTCGTATCGCTAACTCCGCCTCTGCTACTGCTTTTTGCGCCTCTATTTTTTTAGCCGCTAAATCTGCGGCGTCTTTGTCTGCCTGTTCTTGTATTTTTTTTAATTCGGCTGCTTTTGTTTTGGCGTCTGCTATATCTTGAGCGTCTTTAACTTTTTTCTCGTCGTCTAAAATCTTTTGCGCCTCTTTTGCTGCTCTATTTATTTCGTTTTCTGCCGCTGTTAGCTCTCTTTGTATAGCTCGCTTTTGGTCTATCCTACGAGTTTCTACCGCTATAACTGCCGCCTTTAGTCTCTCCTCTTCAAGTAAGTTTTCCTTTGTACTTCTAGCAAATGTATTCTCCGCTGTCTGCGCATCACTTCGTAATTGTGCGATTTCAACTTCGGATTGAGCTAGTCCGTCTTGTATATCTAACACTTTCATTAACGCCGCCTCTCGCTCTTTTGCGCTTACATTGTTTAAATCTTTAGCTTTTAAACGAAGTTCTGCAATTTCTCTCTCCGCCTTTGCTCGTCTAACTAGTAAACCTCTTTCTATAATATCCGCCTTTGCTCTTTGGTCTGCTACCTTTGCCGCTGCGTTACCCTCTTTAATATTTTGGTCGATAAAATCTTTTGTTGCGTCTGTCGCTGCTTTTATTTTGCCCGACATATCGTCGATTCCTAGAGTAACTTTTGCGACTGCGTCTCCTGCCACTTTACCAGCCTCAGAAAATTCTCCTTTAAAAAGCAAAGTTATTGCTTTGCCTAGTTGTGGTATAAGCTCGACCATTCCCTCAAACCTATTAACAATATTTTCTTTTATAAGATTTGCAAAGCTACTTATAGCTTTTTTTGGATTCTCAAAAGCAGATATTACAAGCTCTCCAAAATCTGCAAGTAAGTCAACTAGGTTTCCTGTTACAGCTCCGATAACGCCCATTATTTTAGCAAACTTATTTTGCCCCTCTTCCGAGCCTTTAAAAGCTGCTGTAAGTGCTGCGATAGTTATAACAATTAAACCGATACCACTAGCAGCAATCGCGCCGCCGACAGTTCTAAAGCCTAAAGCAACGGCTTTCAAACCACCTGCAAACTTTTTAAAACCTGCTAAAGCTCCGCCCGTCATTGTATCAATAGAGCCACCTAAATTGTTAGTCGATTTGTTAACGTCTCCTACCTCTTCGTCTAGTTTTTTAGTCGACTTTGTTACGTCGTCTATTCCTTTTTTTGCATCTGATGAATCTACGGTTAACTTTACTTTTACCTCTTTCATTATTTTTTAGCTTTTATAATTCGTTTTACTTTTTGTTTTAATCCTCTCCAAGTTGTGACCATCTCGTTTTTACCTTTTGCGATTTCGGTATAATCCCCTGCGCCGTAAAACTCTCCTCTCCTTAGTATATCGATTACCTCTGTAATGTGGTTACTCATTTTGTACTATTGTTATATCTGTTGTTATTGAATCCTTTACGTATCGTATTATCATGCTACGAGATCCAGACGGCGTCGCCCACTCGTCTACGGATATAGTCGCTAGGTTGTCAGCCGTTCCCTCTACGCCCGTAGTTATCCAAGACGTACCGCTACCGTCTGCTATCTTTGTAACCGTATAGCTCTCTATAAATTCCACGTTAAAAGCCATATCCGTTGCCCACCTTTCAATATTGATAATAGACGGAATGTATACTCTATTTTGTAGGGTAGTATCAAAGCCGTTTATTAGCTCTAACTTTGTTAAGCCGTTTAAGAGGTTATAAGAGTACTTATTTATCCTGTAGTCTATTTCTCCGATTGCGATAACATCGTTTAGCTCGAGCCTTGTAACTATCTGTATAGGCAAGTTTGCGGTATACATAAACGTTCGCCTCTTTAGTTCAAATATTGCCGTTACATAATCCTTGTAATGTATACTATATAAATTATTGACTAAGCTCTCTCCTGTAAAGTTGCTAAACTCCGCCTCGAATAGATTTGCATAGACTGGCGCTACAGGACCAAAGTGATGTATTGGTATAACTAGGCTAGTGTTTAAAACAACGTCCGCCGCTAGGTCGTTAACGAATCTTATAGGCGTTGCTGAAATATCTTGTTTTGATGTGTAATGTAAAACCGCTTTAGGTACAACTTCGTTTAAATTATCGTCTAGTATTACGCCCGTTTGTATGTTTGTATTTGTGCCTACTATAGCGTCGTCTTGCTCTACTAACCTCTCAAAGTATATTTGTTCAAATGGTAGCTTTACCTCTAGCGTATCGCCGTCTATTAATTTTTTAGGCGTCAAGCTCTCGTATACATTTACTAGCGATGCTCCGTATCCTTGCCCGTCGGCTGCTCTCTTTTTAAACTCCATATTTAAAATAGTACTCGGCTCCTCAAACTCGAAAGCAATACGTTTTAAAAGCTCTCCTCTGTCAACGTCAAACTTTGCGAAATCTATATATTTAGTAGCGTCGTATCTTTGACCTTGAGCGTAGTAAGAATCCAAAGTATTAACGTAGATACTGCCGTCGTCTTTTGGAATCGCTACAAGTTTAAACATATTAAAAATGCCCTTGAGAAAGTCAACGATTTTTAACTCTGGCATCTCGTCGCCTATTACTACTTCATTAACTAGAGTTTGAGCTGCTCCTGTTGTAACGTCGCTAGGCAAAGCCGTAGCGCCTACAAATTTAGTTATAGCAACCTCAGACGTAAACTCTATTTTAGAATTACTCTTTACGTGCCACGTAAAATTAAAAGTAGTCGTACCACTCGGAGAAAACAAGTTAGTACCTATTGAGATTATACCATCGCCGTTACCCCATTGCGTCCGATCCCAAGCGTAAACGTCCTCTCCTGTATCTGCGTTTCTAACTATAAAAGTATAGGGTACATCTTCGTAACCAGCCGCAGGGGTAATCTTGTTACCTATTGCAAACCTTGTATTTGTAACTCTGTCCGTTATAAAAGTTCCGACGTTAGTAGTTAAATTTATATAAGTCTCTGAGCCTGTAGTAAAGTCTACTATCTCCTCGCCGCCGCCTATCGCCACCCTATCGTCTGCCTTGAGCCATAGGTATTGCTCTTTAAATTCTGTAGTACTAAAGAAATCCCTAGAGAATACTATAGGGTTATCATATATAAACGAGTTGTATCTTGTCTCTATTGCGTCGATTATCTTTGATAGCTTTACGCTAGGTCGTAGGTCGCTCCACACTACGCCCGTAGCGTGTGAGGTACTCGCTGCGTTTGCTATGTTAATAGTCGTAGCGTCTACGTCATGCGCTCCCGAATGGCTGTTATAAAAATAACGCTTGTTAGCCATTAAAGTATAAACGATGTCGCCGTTTAGTAGGTCGCCCTCTAGTCCGTCGATTACGTTGTCGCTTGTCCAGTCGTGGTCTAGCGCAGGGAACGCCAAATCGCTTAACATATCCTCGCCTATTGTATCCGATATGTTAGGCAGGTTCCCAAAGAAATTGATTGTATAGCTCTCAAGCCTACCCTTTACTATATTACACTTGTTTAGCCTCCACTTTCCTAGCTTAAAAGGTACGCCGTCGATGTCAATACTACCCTCTACTTTACTCCTAGCATCGAATCCGTTATCTATAGACGCATTATACCAATGCTTAAACAATCGATTGTTATTTTTACTAGCGGGAACGGTAAAACTCTTAGAGTAATCGCCTGTATTTTTAGTAATATCGCTCACATCTAAAACAGAGCTTACAATATCCACGCTCTCGTCTGCGTATTGGTCTAGTAATTCGCCGTTAATAAATAGATTAACCATGCTTATATGTTGTTTATTTCGTTGTAACTCATTTCGAAAGTCATAGTATAGTTAATTAACCTATCGTTTTGCCTTGTCTTAAATTTCTGCGAGGTCTTTTTTATGTTTAAAGGCGTGTAAGTTGTACCGTTATAGCTCCAGATACGCTCTGTTAATAGTATTTGCTTGAGTACTTCGTTCATATCCTCGTCAAGCCACCCCGTCTCTGCCATTAATGTAGTGCGACCTTGCACGCCGTACCTTACAAATTGATGGAATCCGTCCGAAGCCTGCCCTCTGTTAGTCTCGAAACTGCTATCCGTTACATCTATAGTCTCCTCTTGCTTTTTAAAGAAAGTAAACGTCTGCAATGCACCGTCTTTGTTTTGAAAAAATACGTCTAAGGGGGTATATTTACACTCGTCTGTTAGGTTTAACGTAGTGGTTTGACCTTGCCACACTATCTCTATATAAGCCTCGTCTACAGCTAAAGATAACTCAATCCAAAGGTATTGAACAATCTCGCTACTCTCGTCCGATAGCGCAGGCGTAGCCGTATAGTTAACCGCTAAAGATGGGTAGGACTTTACCGTCACAGCGCTAGAGGTTGCACCCGTAGGCACGAAGATAGGAAAGACAAAGTTTCCCTCTCGATTTACTTTATACTCTTGAGGATTTAAAAGCGTTTGATTAGATACCGCCGTTACATTTCTGCCCTCGTTTCCGTAAGCATACCCTAGCGTCATTATCTGAGTAGCCTCGTGGTACAACGTAGCGACTGCATCATAGGTTACGTAAGTGTATACCCATTGTTGGTTATTACCGTCGATTAATTGTATACCCGTCGAGAGCGTAGGAGACGGCTCTGTAAATTCTATATAGTCTTGTATAATAGCGTTTATGTTTATGCTATGCGATCCTGTCGACGCCGTAGTATTTTGGTAGGTTATTTGATAGCTATTGGTAGAGTCTGGAGTAGACTTGTCGCCATTCCAAACCCAAACGTTTAGCGTATACTTTGCGCAAGTTACACCCCCATACACTAAAGGAGTATCTATATAAAACGGACTTAATGCTCTTATCATTTTGTTATTGTTACGTTATCACTTTTAATATTCATTCCGTCGATAAGGTCAAGAGCGAAAGCCTCGCCTATCTCGTCGCCTAGTTTTAGTACTTCGTTATCTAGGGCGTCTGTAAAGAAATGCGTCGTCTCGATTCCTGTGTGATACACACTATTTGCAATCGCATAAAGCAAACTCTTACGACTTGTAAACTTTCCCTTTGCATCTCTTGGCGCTATACCCTTTCGGATAGTCCACCCGTTGAAAGCCATAAACGGCGGCTTTTTATCTCGATACTTAAATTTGTTATTTGTTACCTTTTTAAGTTTCCAAGCTGCGCCCGTTACTTTTTTGCCCTTTACTTTTTTATCCGCTCTTTTACCTCCGACACCTTTAACCCCTGCGTCTACATATTCCCAGTAATCCGCTAGTATAAACTCTATAGAGCTACCCTTTACTTTATAAGATAGGTTTTTAGATAGGTTACTATCGCCTTTCTTTTTTTTCTTTAGATTAGCCCTTGCCTGCGTTACTACATTACTCCCTAGAGTATCAAATATTTTAGCTATACTTCCCAAAAGCAAAAGCTAGTTTCGTCTATTGGCATCTCAATCTCTAGGCTCATATCCCACCCGTCCAATAGGTTTTTATCCGAATAGGTTATCTGTGTTAAGGTCGGACTATCCGACGCCGTTATATTATTGTCTGCAAAGTCTCTGTGCATTTTAACCCAAAGCGCATTTAAGCAAGAAAGCGTACCGTTGTAGTTATCTACCTCGTTATCGTTGAGGTAAAACTTATCGTTTACATTCTCGTTATTAATATCTCTAATATCTAGGCATTGTATATTTAGGCTAAAGGTAATCGTCGCGTTAGAGCTAAAGGTGGCGTCTGTTATATCAATATTAAACAACGGGAATATATCGCCCTTATTCAAATCAATATCTGCGCCCGTTGTGATTGTTTTAACAAATACGTCTTGCTCTGCTAAACTCCTTATATATCTTAATATTCTACTGTATGCGTTCATTATAATTGTGTTACGTTACTTCCTTTCCTTAGTATTGCCTCCATATTTTGCCTGTCTAGCTTATGAGCTAGGAACGTGTGAAACTCATGTACGGGAATCTCTAGCACTCTGTCAATTTTTAGTATATCATTGCCTGCCATCATATCAATAGTAACGTACCACCCCCATTTTGAGAAATAATCTACTGCCTGTTTTTCTCCTCCGCTTGACTCGTATATCTCTGGATAGCCTCCTTTAATTCTCTCGATAAACTCCAAAAAAAAACCAGAGCGCCGTTTACTATATTCATTGGGCAACTTCGCATCTCCTCGCATAGAGCCTTGTCGTATTTGTAGGGCAGTATCTCATAGTTACCAAAAGCGTCCTCGCTTGTAACCCTACGAAATAAGATAGCTATAATCTTGTGCATCTCTTTAAAGTCCATTCCTATAGTGCTGAGGTCTACATACTCCGCCGTCGTTATCTCGTCTAGGTTTGGGATAAAGCCGTACTCTACTCCATTAAGTATAAACCGCTCCTCAAACTCTACGTCTTGCTCACAGGCTGCTATAATCTGAGCCATTAAACCCTCGTAGTCTGTGTATACTAATTTCTTTACATCTTGTTTTTTCATTCCTGTAAACAAAGATATAACCCTTTCAATCATTCCCTGCTCTGTCATCTTATCCTCTCGCGCTCTAAGCGCCTCAAACTTGACGTATTGATCCAGAGTAATATCTGCGATGTTTTCGGGTACACTAATTTTAATAGTCTCTGTCATATAATAAAAACAAATTAATTCTCTTTATGTTATTTACCTTATCTCTATTTTGCCACGATTAGCCAATAGGTGCAAAACTCCATACCTCAACGCGTCCAGACTATGGTTGTACATATCGCAAGCTAACTGCGCGCCTTTGTCTGTATATACGTAGTTGTTTAGTTCCTTTGCCATATTAGTAGAGTCTGGATCCACGACAAGCTCGTAGTCTTGAATTAATGCGATACCCGTTGCGATACTCCCTGCGCCTTTCTTTGCGCCTCTAATATTAAGACCTAGCTTTTGCAACTCTGCGATAGTTCCTGCGCTTGCGCTATCTCCTATAATCAAATTACGCCCTGCTCTCTGTCTGTTAATTGCGTATATTTCGGAGATGGTTAACTTTGATTTGTAAAGCTCCTCCTTTGCGTAGATTATTTTCTTTTTTTTATCTATGGCAATTTTTACTAAAGTTGTCGGATCGGTGTGTCCGTAATCCTGTCCGTAGATAACCTGCAACCCGTCGGGATTAAATTCGCCAAAGCGCCAATTTGTATAAACGACTCCCTCCGCTTTTGACAGCCAAGAGCCTAAAACGACGTGCTTGTATTTAATCGGATTGCTTACTTTCATATCCTCGAAATAGTCTAGTATCTCGTCGGGTACAAACTCTAGGCAATCGAGGTAAGAGGTATGTATATAACAGACGTTATCTTTCACACCGTTAAATCCCTCTTGAACGCCTCTACTCTCGTAGTACTTCATATATATAAAATGCTCCTTGCTTGTAGGGTTTAAGATTAAGACCTTTATATTCCTATTTGGATTGCTTGCATCGTTCCCTCTAATCGATAGTACTATCTTATCGTAGATTGCCTCGTCCTGCATCTCCTCCGCCTCGTCTAGTATTAACATCGAGAAATCTTTTAATCCCTTGAGGTTTGCTGTCTGGACTCCAGAGCCTGCCTTTAATCCCTTAAAGACTATTTTACTTTTATTGAATTTTGATACGATCCTATTTTGCTGCGACTCGAAAGAGTCCTCCAGATTCATAAGCTCGATTTTCTCCTCTACCTCTGCAAAGATAGAATCCTTGAGAGATGCGTTTGTATACCTGCTATATAGTATTCGATGCCCGTACTTCGTGCAACTATTTAAAGCGCTTAGAGACGTCGCAAATGACTTCTGAGAGAATCTGCCGCCTGTTATGATAAACGTATCCACGCCGTCGGGAATATCAAACAGGGGCGCAAATTTTTCGCTGAGGTTTATGTTACTCATTCTCTGGGGTTACGTCGATTGCTGAGGTAAATGAAATCGTCGGAATGTTTACGCTGCCACCGTCGGAGGTTATATCTACGCTCTGCATTGGTTTGCCGACTGTATACTCTAGGTAGAGCTTTGCGCTCTGAACGTCTCCAGACATCGCGCTTGCCTCTAACGTTTGAAAGACGGCTATAAAGTTCTCTTGTGAGGTTGCCTCTGTTATAAGGGCTTTAAATGGATTCTTGCGGCGATCAATCCCTTTGGCTTTTGTAGACCAACCGCCGTTGCCTTTTGATAATTTATTCATATCTAATAGGTACTAACTATTAGTATTAGTACTATTATTAAAACAAATTATAATATATATTGTTATTATATAAAAAAACCCCACCAATTAAGGCAGGGCAAACTAAAACAAAATTAAACAAAACTAAAAATTAAGAGGTTACATCTACGAGTCCGTCTCTGTAGTGGTCTACAATTACGCCCGTTTTTAATGTGATTGTCTTATAAGGTACTATTGAATTTTTTACGAGTAGTCTGTGTATATATTTTCTCATGGTTTAAATATCTAGGGTTAATGTTGCTATAAATAAATACAGCTTTATTGTTGTGTAATTGTATTCTTTGGTTTGAGCCATATACTCCCAACCTAATAGGAAACGATCGTGAGGATAATGGAAAGCTATTTGTAAAGTCCAGTTCATTATCTTATATCTTTTGCAGCTTGAAATCCTGCGTTAAATTCGTGCCTTGAATGAGCGCCAATAATCTCGATTAAAATATGCTGTTGCCTAGAGGTTAAAGCTAGGTCTTTGTCAAATAGTCTGTTTAGTGCTGTTTTTAATTCCATAGGGTTTTAGTTTTGGGGAGTTGTTAGCTCCCCGTTTTTGTTATATCTCTTTTATCATGTAAGGCGTTCCAGTTAATTTATTAAAAAGAATATAGTCGCTTATGTATCTGTTGCGTCTGTCCTCTCTAACAATAGCAGTGTGTAAACCTAACTTTCTGCTAATAATTTTTACCTCTACATTTTTTAAATTTCTGTCTGATATTTTGATGTAAGCCATTTTGTTTGTTTTTGTTTTTGTAAATATACAAACAATTATTTGTTTCCACCAAACTTTTATGCAATTATTTTTGATTTATTTTTAAATTAATTCGTAACTACTTAATAAATAAACTACCTATTACAAAGTTTTTTTAATAAATATATAATGTTTTTTGTTTGTGCTGTAGGTTGTTACCTCTCTGAAGTCATCTGTGTACGTGCACGTTCTTAATTTAGCCGTCTTAGGTAGCTCTCTTCTGCTTCTTACTTCAAATCCTGAGAACTCAAGACCTTGAAAATCTGTTATTGTGATGTATTCCATAATTATCTTTTTTCCCAAGTTAAACCATTAAAAGAGTACACAACGTCCTTGCTTCTAGCTCCCTCTGTAGCTGTTACAAATGCAGTACAAAAGCCTCTAGCTTCATACTTAGGCATAGCCTCGTTTAACTCTTGTACGTTGTCAAAGTTCTCTTGAACTCTAGTAGTGGCGGCTTTAAATATAACTGAAAAAAACATAAGCAATAAATTTAATTTGTGGTTCGTTGCACACTACAAAGATACAACACATTAAAGGTTTCCACCAAAGAAAAAACAACATTTTTTATAACTACCTAGTCCTCAATGTTTAAAACCTCAAATATTAATTGACAAGTTTCATATTCCTCGATATATTCAAAGTATAGCAGCGCATCTCTGGAGAGTATTATCTCGTCCTCTTCAGATTCTGGCTCGAATAAATACTTCTCGTAATCGTTATAAATAAACGTACATACATACTGTATAGACTCGTCTAGTAAATACTCTACCATACTGCGGTAGAATAAATCGTGTGCGTCTGTATAGTTTTGTTTTGTAGCCTCCTCAAAAAATACGTGGGGGTTGTCGAATATTACGGGTATCGTCATTTAAAAAAGATGTGTATATACGCAGTCGTGGACAAAGCTGTAGTCCTCGTTTAAAGCCTCTAACTGCTCCTCTGTCATTGCTTCGCCGTCGTAGTCTGCCGAGACTATAAAAGCGTCGCAAAAGTCGGGATAGTCGTTTGTATCTATCCCGTCTATTTCTATGTTATCTATTAGGTCGTAATTCATACTCCTGTGGTTTGTGCCTCGTCTACGTCTTTAATCTCGTTAGACGATAGGGCGGTTACTATTGCCTCTTGGTTGTGTGCTATATCTTTAACTAGGGAGTGTAAATTGTTTAGCCTTGTCTCTAACTCGGATACCCGTTTCCTCAAAACTTGCTTGTTTAATGGTTTGCTTTGTTTCTCTAATCTTGGCGTTTTCTCGCTCATAACTTTGCTGTTTTTTTAGTGTAGCGCGTTCCATTTTTATAAAGGCGCTCATTTGGTTATTAATAAAAAATTGAATTCTCTCCTCTGGTATGCCCTCGAAATACTTATCGAAATCGGGGAGGTTTTCTTTTAGCTTTTTAATCTTTAAGGCTAGTTTTATATTGGCGTCTATTAAATCCTGCCTCTGTTTTATTACCTCGTCAATCGATCCGACCTCTGCGATAATATCTTCGGCGGAGGCGGTAGGTTGTAATATACTAACTAAAATATTGTAGTGCTTTTTAAAATCCTCGTCAAATTTGTAATGTACATTAAATTTTTTAAGCGAGTGTATTACTGTAGCGTGATTGTGTTTCGTTGACGCTCCTATCTCAGTAAGTGACTTTTTAGTTAACTCTTTAGCAAAGTGATAATATAGGCACCTAGCCATAACATACTCCCTCGCTCGTGTATCCTTGTTTATACTTAGCCTTGTTACTCTTTGTACTGCGTCTCTAATTGTTTTTAACATAG